AGAAGAAGGGCGTACCAAGACGCATAACCAATAAATCATGTTCGCAGCGATCTTCAAACAACACAGGGTAAAACCCAAAGACTGGAGCGTGCTTCAAAAATATGCTGTCTGTACGCTCTAAAGACTCAGGCCGCACAAAATCTGGTAGGTCAATACCAAGCAATCCGTAATACTCGCGAAACAAGGAGTAGCAGTCATTTTTGCCGTAATCCCACTGACGGCCTAGCAGGGCTTGATAATTAACCATTGATCATCTGGCACGGAATAAACGTACCAAGGAATCTTGGTCTGCGTACAGGCTTTGCGGTCATGCTCACTGACTGGTGTGCCTTGCGGATGTGAATGCACCACAGCTTCAATCGTTCCAGCAAACATGGCACGGGCATAGTCAACAGGATTGATTGCGAAATCTGCGGCTGGGTCTAGCGCAATGTTTCGACAAGGAAAATAACGCCCATCAACAACCAAACCACAAGCCTCGTGAGGGCAAACAGTCTTGGCATGTTTTTCTGCGTTAAGCCTGAAGTCTTGCTCCATAGAAGCCGCCATAGGGTAAATCAACACCGCCACGAAACCTTTTTTTGCAGCTTGACAATTTTTTTCCGCAAATGTCGTTAGTTACCTTGCCGCTTGAATCGACAACTTTATCTGCAGCAGCAATTGCAACGTCGTTAACGGTAAAGCACGAATCACCTTGATACCCACATTCTGTTCCTCTGTATTGCCACGGACAAAACTCTTCAATCGTTCTGCGTGGCAAGCTTACGTTGACCAGATCAATCTTTGGAGCAAGCTCAAATTCAACAAACTGTTGGTTTTCACCTGAGACTCGATCAATATACCAAGTTTCTACAATTTTGGCGTTATCGTCTGATGTGTCGTTAAAGGTTTGCATGATCAAAGAATCGCCGCCTTCTGTCGTTAAAGCGTCGGCAACATCTGACTCAACTGCAAAAGGTACTTGTTGATTAAAGTTAGTTGTATCAATAAATTTGGCAAATGTACGAATCCTTTGGACCTTTGCACCCAAAGGGTTGTACGTCAGCATCAAAGACGTGATCGCATTGTTTACGTTTGCAACCTTCAGTGTTGGCCTGGGCAGTGTGCCTCTTCCTGAAAACTCAAACCCGGCAATCTCAACTGGTACGGCTGGGTAAGTTTGGCCACCAAACTTTATGTCTTCTGTTAAGCCGTTTGTACCTGCGTGATAATACAAAGTAGTTGTAGCTCCTCCATTTACTTCTTGGGTTAAATACACCTCAAACAAATCAATAACCGCTGTTGGCGCAAGGCGAAGCAGCTCTTCAGCTAATGGCTCAAATGCTTCCCAAGTACACGTTCCATCGACCAACTTTTGCGTGATCTTGAACGGAAACGCAGGCTCTTGATTAGGGAATGTGGAGTAAGTGTCAAGGCTGTCTGTCGTTCCAGCAACAATGCACTTGAACGCAAGGGTATTGTTTTTAAATTTTGCAGGGCTACCGTCTGCGCAATTAGGGTTTGGGGTGCTGAGATCGTCGCAATATCCGGTTGGATTGGCACGAACAACGTCACCAACCGCGTAAGCCTTGTCGGCTTCCCATTTATGCAGAGCGTAGGGATAAGCCATTAAGTCTCAAATACCTGAACGAAAGTAGCGTTAATTTCAGCTCGATCAACAAAAGAAATTGTCTTTGTCCACTGTTGGCAAAGAAACTTGCCGCTGGCTGCTTCGCCTGGTGGTGTGTAATCAAAACTTTGAACCCCACCGCGAGCATCTAGGAATGTTTCGATGGTGTCAGCTTCCGTCTCAGAAACTCGAAAGGTCAGGTTATAGATCTTGGGATCTTGGTTGATGCCAAACGTTGCACGCTGGCTGTAACCACTGCCAAAAGCAATTGAACGCACCTGCGGTGCGCTTTGCTTGGTCATCCCTGGTGCGGGATCAAAAGCAGGGAAGGTACTCATTAGCGGGACAATAAGCCTCCAGGTCGCTGTTGCTTGATCAATTCTGCCTGCACAGCCGCTCCAATCAACCCTCCAAGCTGTTTACCGGCACCACTGTCACCTGAAGCGGAACTGCCTTTGGCATCAACGTTAACGACAACGTTTGTCGCACCACCTCCACCAAGCTTGTTGTTTGGAACGATTGTGCCGGAAGTGTTTGGAACGAATAGCTCAGGGCCGCGCTCACCCACGATTGAAGGCTTACCAACTGGCGGGCGGCCTCCATTTGCAAAGCCTGAAAGGTTTTTAAAGATGCCAAGGCCAGTGCCTTGAAGAGCGGTGTTAATACCAAGCTGTAAAAGAATGTTGGCAACGTTACGAAGCGTGTTTGCAGCAGCGTCCGCAAGAGATTTAGTTTGGTCTACTGCAGCACTGAGCGTGTCAACAACACCGCTAGCAATGCTTTGACCTATCTGGTCGTATATCTGTTGCATCTTGTCTGCAATAGCAGCTTGCTCCTTCAGCTCGGCGTTGCCTCTAATTAAATCTGCAACTCTTTTTGCGTCTGTCTCCCCCAACCCTTCGGTTTTTTCAGCAATCTCTTGCGTCAACCTAACTTCATCTTCTCTACCGGCTAACTTGGCCTGTATCAAAGCTCCTTCATTTTCTAAGTTCCCAACGAGTTCTTCTACTTTTTCTGCTTCCTTAGCCGTTGTATCTCTCATCCGGTTGTTTATTGCTTCGACCTGCTGAAAACCTTTTAACTCTTCAGACCTAATTCTTAAAGTTTCTGCTTCCTTGCTAAGCCCTTCGGTTTTAATTTTATTTATATTAGCTGCCGTTTGTTCAAAGATTTTTTCAACTTCAAGTACAGCTGCTGCTCCTTCGTTTCCATTGCGTTTTGCTTCCGCAATTTTAGTATTAAGGGTAAGCAAACGCTCTTGAAGCTGTATTTCAATTTTTAAACCTGGAACAATGTCTTTTTTGGGGCGGTTGTTTTTAGTTGAAAAATCTATTCGGTCTTGTGCCGTAACAGGCACTTCCGCGGTTACAGGACGAGAAGGACTAAACTTTTTCAAAAGACCCCTTATTTGCTCGATAGGCAGTTCCGCCGGGCCACTACCCAGAACAAATTCTTCGAAGAAAGTAGCTTTCGGCGTTTTTGCTTCAATTTCAGCGGCTAACTCTTTACCTGATGCGGTACCTTTTAAATCTTTTTCCAGGGCGAGTAGACGTGATCTATCAGCAGTTTCCCCAAGAAAATTGTTGACAAGACTTAAAAATCCTTGCAGTGGCCCAGAAATAAGTGCCTGCAACTGCAATGTCAGTTCTGCCCATAAACGTGTTGTCTCATCTGTTTCCTTACCCAACTTTTGCAAACCTTCGACTCCACTATTTCCAATTTTGTCAACAAGCTCGTCAGTAAGCAGGGCAGCAAGCTCGGAGACTTGCCCTTGCTCTTCCAAAGCAGCAGCCTGCTCTTTTATCTTTTCTGTTGAAAAAAGCGATTTTTCGCGCATTAACTCCAACGCACCACTGGTTGAGTTCAAGGCTTGGCCAACCTTTGCCGCTTCTTTTGCAAATGCTTCGACCTGTGCAGTAATTGCGCTAGCAGCAATTGCTCCGCCTAATCCACCTGCCGCTCCACCAAGGCCACCTGCTAACGCTTGAAGGGGACCGCCACCAAACAACAGCGGAAAACCAGCGCCTGTCGCAATATCTGTAAATTTCCTAGATCTACCTGCCTGTGCTTTTGCTTGATCCGCTTTTTTTCTAGTTTGAGCGTTTAATCTTCGATCGAAATCCTTTAACGCAACATCGTTCTCTTCCTTGTTTAATTTTAAAGTTTTCTGATGTTCTGCGTCTAGCAGATCCATCTTTTTGTCAAAAACTAACTTGTCGTTAGCTTTTTCTCTTACCGTCTCTTGTTGTTCAAAGGTACGAGTTACGCGATTGACCTCGGTTTCTGCCGCGACCATTGCGGCCTGAGCAGCCTTAATTGCTTTAATTCGTCCGCCTACTGCTGTGGATTGCCCGGAAAAAACAAACGAAGGTTCTGGGCCAATTGGGCTGGGATATGCTTGCGCGGTAGAAACCCCGGCGCCTGGTCTCATGTAACGACCAGCCATACTGCCGCCAGCCTGACGGGCCGACGCAGCAGCAGCGTTGTATTCTTTCAGAGCAGCAGTAGCTTTTTCCCTGCCCTGTATTTCCTGCTGAACCAGCTTATTAGTTAAGTCCTGAGCGCCATTTGCGGAGCCCAGAGCGTCAACATAATCTCTAATAGCTTTTGCATAATTACCAGCAGCCTGCCCAGACTTGTCTAAGACAACTCTCGTCTTTGCAAGATTGGCAGTAGCTTCTTTTAAGGTTCTATTGTACTCATTTAAACTTGCAACCTGCTTGCTGCCAAAGACAGTGCTTCTGTTGACTTTGTCAATACTGCCAGAAAGAGTGTTTACCCTGGCAAGAAGCTTTTCAAGAGCAGCTGTGCCCTTAGTCCCGACTTCAATAGTTGCGGAATAAGAGGCCACAAGTCAAAAACTCCTATTTTCCCACTCTACCTGCGCCTACGGACCTTTGCTAACTCCTTCTCTTGCTCTTCGTTCAAAATTTTAAAATACGCGCTCCAACCCAAAACCTCTTCCGCTGTCATCGTTGACCGTAGCTCCGACAAGCTCATACCCAGCTCCTTGGCAATGCCAAACTGCAGCATGAGCCAGTTATCCTTCCGAAGCTCGGCTCCTAGGATTTTGGGTCGATTGCCTCTTCTTCTTCGTCGTCAGTCAAAATCGCCAGCATCAAAGCTT